TGGGCGAAGGCATCATCATGTACCCAACACACCGACCCTGTGGACACCTCGAAAATCTCTTTTTTTTACCCTTTGGGGATGCTGAGAGGGGTATAAAATTCCATTTAATTCAAAGGCTCCGTGGATCGCTTGGCCGCACGCCGGCGCGGCAGGAAAGTGGCGACAAAAATGGGGCGCGAACGGACGCGTTTATCCGCATGACGACGCATGCGTGATAGGCAAGTACAGCGGTAGGGTGTTTTTTCGACCACCAGGCGTAACCTGGTCTCGCAGGGGATGCGATTACTTCGTCGGGGTGTCTTTCTTGACCTGGACGTTGCGCAGTAGGCGCGCCATGGATTCGTCCACTCCACCTGGTCCTCTGTCAGGCTCCAGGGGAGATTTCGCCCCTCGGGGAGATACGTCAGCAGCGTTCAATGTTTCGTGCTGACTGTAAGCGTGAGCAGCCTTGCGTGCCTCGCTCTTTTCCCAATTGCTCCTAGACTGTTGTCGCCGGAATTCTTCCAGCGATGCCTTTTCTTGGCGTGCTGCACGCAGGCCACTGACTTCACGAAGCTCCTTATCTCTGCGCTTGAGCGCAGCCTTTTTTGCCCGATACCACAGGTAACGCACGCCAAGGTCTGCAAAGAACTTTTCGGTGAATCGCACCAGGACGCGAGTCCGCACCAGGTTGAGCCCAGCCTCATCCTTTTCATCCAGCCGCACTTTCTCGATTCGCCGATATACGTACCCGGCCAGATCCAGGCTGTGCATAAGACGGTTCAGAGAGGCTGGGGACATATCGCAATCTTCCGCGATGCCACACTGCGTGTTGAGGAAATATTGCCCGCGTTCGACATCGAGCCATCCCAACACACCGGTGGCCAAGTCTAGGCGTAACAGCATTTGCTCAGAAGCCTTGGCCAAGGCTTCAAATTTCTCGGAGCGTGTACGGCGACCACCATGGATTGTGTCCAGGTCGCGCAGGTATTTACCGCGCAGGTGGCCGATCTGACGGAGCCGAGAGAACGCCATCCTCAGGAGCGGATTTTTCAGCTGTTGACCTGTCAACCGGCGTGGAGCCGAATATCGAGGTGCCCGAATGGGTGCGTGCAGAGCGGCGTGGGGACTTTTCTTGTCTCGATGCACAGCAGCAGGTCGCCCCTTACCGGGGCTACCCTTTTGTCCGCTGGCCGAGCGCGATTGGCTGTCCTTGTCCAGGGTAGTCACGGAATCTAGTTCACCCGGGACAAGTGAGGTTTCTCGGACTGTTCAAGCAGAACCGTCTCCGCGCGCGAACGCAGTTCGCCGCACCGGGCCTCAACCGAACGCAGCCGATCGACAAACTCAGGCAGCTTGTCTAGGTCTTCGCAATCTATACGGCCATCAGCCAGGATCTCACTGCCCAACGCGACGGTATTACCGAGCCGGGCAACCAGTTGCCCGAACGCACCCAGCGGATTGCCTTCACCATCCAACTCACGCGCACCAGTTAGACCGTGGCGGCTGGCCAGTTCATTGATGCAGCAGTCCTTGAAGTCACCTTCCAGTGCCTCTACCCACGACTCCTCGACCCAACTCGGCAGATCGACTTCGCCACTGAGCCAACGGCCAACACGGCGCAACCAGGCACCGGAAGCTCTCAGGAAGGACGAGGTGTCATTGCCCAGGGCAAACGCCTCGAAGTCGGGCACATCTTTACTGGCTGCCTTGGCAGGAATCTGGCGATGCAAGTTCGCACTTAACGCCTGGGCGAAATGGTCTTGGCTGAATCCAGTGCGGGCGATCATTTCGGCAGCGTGGGCCACCAGCACCTGGTCACGAGAGATGGACAATTGTCCTGAACTGGACGTAGTCACTCTGTTCGGCAGCCCATAGCCTTCTCCCCAATTCGTGCTACTTCACAGCCGCGTCTCTCCAACGAGGCAGAAATCGGCGCTTTGTGAGCAGGAAACGGGCGTAACTCATGGGCCGAGTAAGTACCATCGGCCTCTATGGAAACGATGATTTGGCGACCAGATCTGATCGCTTTATGAACTGCTGCCGGGCTGACGCCAAATGCCTCGGCGACTGCAGCCTGACCAATTTTCGCAACCAGTTCAGGCAATTGGATCTGATTCATAACGAGGATCTCTGGCTAGATCCAATAATATTAACCGCAGGTAACCATCATAACAATACCGCAGGTAACTTAATTGTGTTAACCAACGGTTTATAGTCTCCTCATGACCAAGAAGAAGCCCCTCCCTCCCGAACTATTTGCTGAATGCGAAGCTGCTCAAAAGCTTTTCCTCTCGAAGAAAAATGCTCTCAAGCTGAATCAGAGGAAAATTGCCGATGAAGTCGGAATCACTCCAGCAGCAGTGGCTCACTATCTGAATGGAACGAATGCGCTAAATGCCAAGTTCGCGTCAGCTCTCGCACGGCTGATAGATGAGCCAGTGGATAGCTTCAGTCCACGGCTAGCCTCTGAGATAGCAGCTCTGACAGCTACAGCAGACCACGCAAACGTACACACAATGCTCCAGCCCCATAGAGAGGCAAGGGAGTACCCGTTGATTACTTGGGTAGCTGCTGGGGCTGCCGTCGAGTCATCTGTTTGCTATCCGTCGGGCATCGCCGATGAGTGGTTGTCGTCTACTGAAAACGCGGGGCCACGAGGCTATTGGCTCAGGGTCAAGGGCAAATCAATGACCTCGGACAATCCGCCAACCTTCCCTGAAGGCACCCCGATACTGATACAACCTGAAGGTTTCGACCTAATCAGCGGAAAGTTCTACATCGCTCGCAACAACTCTACCGGCGAAACCACCTTCAAGAAGTACGACCAGGATGCTGGTCTCGGCTACTTAGTTCCGCTGAATCGCGACTATCAGACCATTTGTCTGGACGGAACCTGGGAAATAATTGGCCGAGCGATCGACGCAAAAATCACAGGCATGTAAGTGTCTCAACAAGGAACGTAAACAGTGTCAGACCTGCATAATGATTTCGAGAAAAGTCGCCACTTCAATACTGCGCGCATGGACCGCCGTAATGTGGACATGCTTTCCGGTCTTGCTGCTGGCGTAAGTGCCGACGGGGTTATCACCCTTGAAGAAGCCCAGTTCCTGCGCCAGTGGATCGAAAGTCAGATGTCGCACCTGGATGATCCGGTTGTGAACATTCTGTACCAGCGCATCAGCTCGATGCTGCAGGATGGTGTTCTCGATGAGGACGAATCAACCGAGCTGTTGGAAACACTCCGAGGCTTCGCAGGGATAAGCTCCACTGGTCCAACCCAAAGCATCCACACTGCTCCCACCCCCCTGCCTCTTTGCCAGCCTGCACCACACGTGGAGTGCGACGGCCGTGTGTTCGTCTTCACTGGAACCATGGCATTTGGCCCACGTAAAGAATGTGAACGATTGGTACGAGAACGTGGTGGCGCAATTGGTCCTGGAGTCAGCAAAAAAGTCGACTATTTAGTCATTGGTAGCATTGGCAATGACCAATGGATTCACAGTAGCTATGGCACGAAGATCCTTCGCGCAGTGGAGCTGCGTGAGGGTGGCACGCCTATAGCCATCATCGCTGAAGATCATTGGCAACGCATTCTACTGAGGTAGCCATTAAACGCCGTCACGTCCCCTACCCCAGGATAACCTATTACGAGTAGCAGGCGCCTTCACTGTAGGCGCCAGCCCAGGTGGAGCGGCGTGTACGATGATGTGACCCTGGCCAATTTTGAAGTTTTTGATCACAGCAATGCATACATTCCACGCCTCGCGAGCGACGCTCTCACCAGACTCTACGACATTTCCTTGGTCATCGATGATCGCTAGCCGGGCCGGCCGGCCATCGGCGGTGGTGAATTGATAACCGCTAGTGACATTTGCACTGATGCAGCCATTTTCTAGGGTGCCCGTTTTGGGAATACCAATCATAGGTGCGCCCCTTGCTCTGGCGTAGTGTCGGTGTATTTGTGAAAGATTAGTGCGATCGTGTTCGCGTGCATAAACCGATCATGTTGAGCGCCTTCAATTGCGCCCCAGTTTGCAGTTGAGATGGCTGTATCGATATCAGCATTGGCGGATCTCCAGCCAGCAATTCCGTTTGCGAGCAAGCGCTTGTCCAACGCTGAAATAGCAATGGTCATACCTTCGTTATCCTTGAGCATTCTTCACCCCTTCCTACGATAGGTAGCAACAAACTCCTGAACACAAGCAGACAGGAGCTCGTAGGCTTGAATTCGGTCAGTTGGCAGCGGTAGCGGCAAGGTGATGCCAACACTATCCAACTCGAAGTGAAAGACCGTCCGCGCTGATTTACTGACACTAGGTCGGAGCATTAGCCACAGGTTCTCGATGCCTTCGACAGGCAACTCATATGTGCATCGCTGCAGCCGCACCGCCTCCCGTAGTGCCAACTCCAAATCGCTCACCAGTAGGCACTCATCAATTTCAGGCACCGTACTGACAGTCACGCCACTCAGCAGATCCTCAAGAAACCTGACCGCCCGGACTCCTGTGTCCTTACGCTTGGCAAGCGTGATGCTGTTGATACTGTCACCCAGTTCAACGCGCATCGATACGGCGCGCTCGCACTGCTCGATAACTATCGTAGCCGTCGCAAAGCTCACGCCGTTGTCGTCATAGAGGTTATGAAGGAAAACACCGCTCTGGGTGATCTGATGTGAAAGCCTCCTCTGGGCAGAGGATGGTAAATAAAGGGTATGCATGCGGTAAACCTCCGATACAAACAGAACAGCGCCATACGCTGGAATGAACACCGGAAATAGATTAACCGCAGGTAACCAAAAAAATCAACACCGCTAGTATATTTAATTAACCACAGGTAAATTTAAGTGAGCTAACTAGGGTGCTGGTTGGTCCAGCTCAACTGAACGACACCATCCTCTAACGGCAGAACACGCACGCCGTCCTCTACGCCCAACTGCTCCAGCAGACAGTCCCAATCTGCTTCCAACTCTCCTGACTGCCGCGTGATCACCGTCCGCCTTCGGCACTGAGCTGCTGGACTGTTCACCTGACGGTGAATGCGATAGCTGAGACGCTCGTAGGGTGAACGGGGCTTCTGCGGGATGCAGGCGCTTTGCAACATAAATGCTCCTTGCTAATACTGTATATAAACACAGTATATTGCAGCTACTTGATGCCACACAAGGTTATCCCCAGTCCTCACTCGCTACCCATTCCCCATTTTTACGATTGATCCGAAGCAGGCGATGTTGGCCGGAGCGCGAGAACAGTTGCACATCAATGAATGGGCCATTACGGCCATCGGTCTGCATCCCCCGCATGTAGATCACGATACGATTAAACGTATCCATGACCAACTGTCGGACCTGCTCACGGGCGTTGTAGTCGCCCTCCTTTACCAGTGCCGCGAGCTCTGACCAACGTTCAGCTTGAGCCGGCCGGACGACTCCGGATGTCGCGAGGGCTTCATGCTCCAACTGAGAGACCTTTTTCTCAGCCGCCACTTGCTGCTCTTCGAGCTCTCTGGCTTTACGGACGAACGCCAACGGCGCTGCACCGCTCTCGTCCGCCAGGAGCGCATCAGTCACCTTGGAGAGCTGGGTAACGATCTTGGCAACAGCAGCTCGCGCTGCAACCAACTGCTTTTGAACTGTCTGGCCAGCATCGCCAGCCTGCATCAGCCTGGTCAGATTGATCTGGTCCGAGCAAAAACTCAGTACAGCCCGCTCAACCGGCACGACGCTGCAGCTGCCGCCATAAGTACACCCCCCATTCTTACTGTAAGACGTGCAATGCAAACGACGATGTCCATCTGCAATAGAGCCATCGGCGCGCCTGCGATTCATGATGTTTTGCGCCACGACTGCAGTACCGCAGTAGCCGCAATAAGCCAATCCGACGCCGGTGATGATGCCCGGTATCTCGCCAGCACCACGGCGGCGGAAACGCTGGCTTGCAAGATGCTGTAATTCGCTCCACTCGGTGTCGGACAAAACACGCGGGTAGTAGCCTTCCAGCTCATAGTCTTCGCCATCGACAGTCAGGCGTTTCACACCACGCAACGCCGGCTGCTTGATCATCCGGTATATCTGCAGACCAGAGATTCCCCAGTCGGTCAGCTTGAACCCTTCGTCATGCATCACGTTTGCAGCACGACCTGCACCAAGCCCCTGGCTGTACAATTCAAGTGCTCTCTTTACAGCTGCGACACGCTCGGGGATCAATTCCCAACCTTCATTGTTCAGTTGTAGCCATTGTGGGTCTTTACCGTTGCGAATAAGCCCGCGATAGGTCCCAGCGTTCCAACCCTCACACTGACGTCGTATGGCGGCTTTAACACGCTTGCTCTTTGTATCGGATTCTTCGTGAGCGCGAATCATCACCAGTAGTGAGTAGACCAGGTCCATTGGCTGAGCTTTCAAACTTGCCCGATTATATTCACGGCCATCACTTGCAGTAATTACAGTGATACCTCCGTTGATAATCTGAGCCAACTGCGCCTGAGCAAGCAGCGGCTCGGCCCTACTCAGACGATCTAATCCTTCGACAATAAGCACGGAGCCACGAGGAATACGCCCCTCTTCAATCGCGAGCAAGAATGCGCCTAGAGCCCCCTGTTTCACATGTCGTTCATGGTAAGCAGATAAGCCCTCATCTTTTAGAGTAAGAGTGGCATCCAATTCCATGCCACGCTTCTTTGCCCAGGTGGAAGCAAAGGCAAGCTGACGGTCAGCACTACTTCCAGTAGCCTGGCGAGGGTCCGAGAACCTTAAATAGCTGTAGACTCGGCCAGCTTTAATCACTGCGGACTTCCATCTTTCTTACCGTGCCCAAACACCCCTTTCATTTTATCAAAAAGAACACCCGCCGACTCTACTGATTGCAACATGTAGTTAAAGTCGTTTGAACTGACGTCTTTAAATTCCGGCCACTTTTCCGGCTCTGCAAGAACTTTAAGAACATCCTCTTTTGCGCCATCTAGGTCTTCCCCCATAAACTCTATAACCGCACAATAACCAAGCATATACTTATGATAAGAAGACCTTGCGCGCATATAAGAATAAGCTGAATCACCATAATGACGGTACTGCTTCAAATACCACGCCCCTAAAAACTCCACAATAATAAATAGCAGAGAGCATGAAACCATCCCTGCAATCAATGCTGCGGTAACTTTAAAGTCGAGATAGAACAGATACGCTTGCCATCCAAAAATGGCAAAAACATAGGACCATATTCCCCACTTTATGAACCGACGCCCAATATCTAACATGATTGAAGCTTTTTGTTCTGCGTAGTCTATTTGATAGTCAAGCGACTCAATCACTGCTCTCATATGAGCAACAAAATCGACACCCACAGCAATACTCGTAGTTTTTTTTACTCGTGCTTCTAGATCTTGACCAACTAGACGTTCGCCTTTTGAATTACTGCTATATCTAGACTTTTCTTTTCTTGTCCGCTCGTCCAGCGCAACAAATGAAACATCATCCAATTGTATATCACGCAACCATATACGAACCAGCGTCGCAACCAGAATTAACCCTACAGCAACAAACCCAAATATCGACTTTAAAAAACCAGAC